TTGTGCCCACTGCCCACGCAACTTGATGGCACGGGGCTTATCCTGGTTCACAGTAATGAGCTTGAACACCTTGCGGAACAACTGCTGCATTCCGTTCGCCAGATGGCGGGTAATCAACTCAATACGGGCTTGCGAGGCTGTGACCTGCGCGCTTGCTGCCGTGGCGGTGGTGTTACGCAAGGCTTCCGCATCCAAGCCCATAGAAGCCTTGCTGATGCCTGTCCTGTCCTCTTTGACACTATCCACGTAGGACAGCATTTGCAGGCCGTTGGCAGACGTATCAGGGCTTGTAATGGGCACAAGAGCCTGAGGGTTCTTCATGCGGATGACCGCGCCGACTTCGTTATTCAAAACGTCGTCGACGTTCACCTGCCCCTCAACGATACCCATGCGAGGGTTGATGGCTTGTGCCAGTGCGTCAAGCGAGTTACGCCACACCACTGACTTCACCCGCTGAATGTCAAGCAGGTCATCGGCGATGCTGGTGGCTTCCACTGCGTTCAGATGTGGCTCAGGGTCTACTGTGAAAGCGACGAAGGGGTGGTCATCAACTTCCTCCACAGACAGGATGTGATAACCGCTGCCAATCGTGCAGACCTTCAACAGTTCGGCAATGCCGTCATTGTTGCGGTCTACATAAGCGTAAGCCTCAACGTAGAGGGCTTGCTTCATCGCATCGTTGATCGTGGCTTCCGCGCCGTCATAGCGACGATAGTCCGTCCGAGCAAGGTACAACTCGTTATCGTCCAGACTCTCGGCGGTGGTATGACTCTCCACTTCCTCGCGGTCATAGCCCATTGCCACCAAGTCGCTGACGGTCATAAGCCGACGGTGCGCCACGAAGGACTCACCCAAACGGGTGTCACGACGAGCAACCAAGACTTCTTCGGGAGGAACTTCACGGACAGCGACTTTGCCCTCTCGCAACTTCCGAGTGATGGTGGCTTCGTAGGCGGGAACTTGGATGACCGTTTGCAGACCCGTAGCGGGGTCTGTAGCGGCTTGCTCGGTGAACGCGGTATTCGTCACCTCAATCTCAGTGTCAGGCTCCTGAGACAGCAACATGAGCATGTCTTGATCGAGGCCGGTGTACCGCTGTGTGCTGGTGCGTTCCTTCTCATCCCACCACGCCTTCACAAAGCCGACTTTGGTAATCAGCGCGTCTTTAGCGACAGCGTAAAAGGTAGAAAAGAAATCATTGTCAGCACCGAGCACAACGTGCTGCACGTAATCGGTGGCTTGGTCGGCAATCTGCTCGTCCTCGGGGCCAGTGGGGGCGAACTCAACCACACGGTCGGACGAGAAGAACACACGCATGATGGACGGCAGCATGGACTGCACAACGTCACGAACGTCACGGCTGACCATGCGTGAGCGACCATCTTCTGACTCCACATCAGGCAGGTCGCCTTGGTAATACCTGGTGGCGAGTGCCCTGATGCCGCTCAGTTCCTCATCAACGAAGTAAATGGCGCTGTCAATCTCAGCGCCGACTATTGCCCGCAGTTCTTCGTTGTCCAGTTTCGCCATGACGCGCACCCGTTAAGTTTTCACGATTGTAAGGGGAATCAAGGCGTTACACAATGCCTTTGAGTGACCGCTTTATTGGGTTGCTAGAGACGTGTTCTTTGATGCTGATGCACATATAACGTGCGCTGTCGGAATTACTTACCAGAAACCCGTTTGCCAGATAACAATGGTGTTTTTCTACTGTCAGGTCGTACACCAACCGTGAAGCCTCTGCGCCTTCTAAGCGCCTGAGCTTTACAATTTTGATGGCAGAACTTTGACCTGTCCGGATACGGCGTAAAGTATTCCCTGCTGCATTCATCGCAGTTTCTAGGAAACCACGGCCTGTTTTCCCATGCGCGTTTTCCATTTTCGCTGTGCCAAGCAAGCCCTTCCGGTGAAGAATGCCACTCTTTGGCCTTTTCGCCAGCAGACTTAAGTTGTTCAGCATTTGCTCTACTGCCGACCCACTCGCTTTCTTCTGCGTGGTGAGACAAATGCTCTTTTGCAGACAGCAATTCAAGGTTTGATATGTCGTTGTTAGCCTTGTTTCCGTCTTTGTGATGGATGTGAAAACCTTTGGGTATTTCTCCGTGGTGCTTTTGCCAAACGTAACGGTGCATTGTGATGCCACCGTATTTTGCGTAATCGGCTTTGTAATACCCTTCTGGTTTGTAGTAAAAGCGTATTCCGTCCACCTCTTGAACAGAGTGCTTTCGTTCTGCGACAACTCGGTAAACCTTCCAGTTATCGGGGTCGGTGTTGCAAAGGTTTCCGTCCACTGGTCGTACATTGCGCGGCAAATCGCCGTGAATCGCTCGGTATATCTCTTGATGAAGCAAGCGAAGTCGCCCACCAGTTTGCGAGGCGTAAAGGTTTCGCTTAGACCAAAACCAATAGCGTTCCCCTTGAAACTCTCGATATACGCGTCCCGATAACCCGCAAATCTGATCTTCTGTGACAACAAGCATGGTGCATCCTTTTGGGTTATGACACCATCATTGTATCGCAATGAATCCGCCACAACAACACCTCTCGTTGTGAATATCTTATGCTCTGGGGTACACAATAGAATCTGCCCGTTAGACAAAGACACCTCTATCATTTCTGTCGCCACTTTGGTTGCGCCACTTGCAGACACCAGTGCATACCCCGCAGGTGTCCATGCGTAATCGCCCACAACAACGTCGCGTATTGGTATCTCACCGCGCAACGTCTTGACCAAAGAATCTCCATCTAGACAGGCGTGCGAATGGGCATCATGTAACGGTTTTTCGTAAAACACGTTGCGCTTCTCGTCAAACTCCCGTCGATAACGCCTCATGCTATGAATGAATTGGGCGCAACGGTCTTTGTCTATCCACATGGCAGGCAAGTACTTACGCACAGCGTTTATACCATCGGCTACTGGCAACATGGGCGCAACCGTTGGGTGTATGCCAAAGCCTTGCAGCATCTCGTACCGGCTTTTGCCCGTCCCAAGTTCCCTTACCTGAACGTCATGGGGGAACACGTACTCGCCGTATATCAGACCGTACTGCGCCTTCTTTTCCTCTAGCACCCGAACGTAATGCTCCAAGCCCACGCCCCTGTGTTCGTAGTAATCAATGACCCGAATCTGTCCGCCTGGCGACTGTTGCCAGAACACCATTGCAGTGTCATCAGAGATGCCAAGGTCAAAGGCCACGTTGGTTCTTAGCAGCGGGTCAATCGGCACAACACCGATACGCCCCTCTTCCTCTGCCTTCTTCAGATACTCGGCGTAATACGCACCTTCAAGTATCTGCTTGCACTCGCCTAGCCATATGTGCCGGTAGTCGGACTCGGAACGCTTGCGCGTCTCCTCCATCTCATCACGTAGAACCTGCGGGAACCACGGGTTGTCATCGTAGCCCACCTTCTGCACCCAGGCGCCCTCTGGTGGCTTCTGAACGAAACGCTCGTAAGTTTCGTCTTCTTCAAGCTCAGGGTTAAACGTAATCCATATCTCAGACCCGTCCTTGCGGATAGTCGGAATCAGAACGTCCCATGAGTTTTTGGTAACAGACTGCGCTTCCTCAACCCAACATATGTCCACGCCTTCAATAGACTTAATGGACTTAATGTTATTTCTAACGCCCTCGAATATAAACTCGGAGCCGTTAATACATTTAATTGAGGTTTTAAGTATTTCGTAATGAGCGCTAAACCCCATTGCGTCAATCTGGTCAGATAATAGTTTATGGACTGACTCATCAATTGAGTTTTGAAACTCCCGAGCGCACAAAACCCGTAATGGTTTTGCCGCTGCCAAAACAATTAAGGCTCTGGCAACTCCCCATGATTTAGCACCGCCTCGCCCACCGTATAAAACCTTATAACGGTTTGGGTTAAATAGCGGTTTTAATATCTTGGGAAACTCGATATTAGACAAATCGAATACTCACGCTGGAATTAAGTTCCAATGCCTGTCCGTCTTTGCCCATAATCTCGGTCTGCTGTAACGGCTTGCCATAACCCCTATCCAGGAGTTCCTTTGCCGCTGCAAGCCTAATTGAACCAGACTCACCCGTTAGCATGACGCTCACAATCGTCTCCAGAGCCGCTTGCCCATGAGACTGAGCCAGCTCCTTCAACTCGGCAGACAAAAGGTTCTTACGCCCTTTAGGACGGCCTGCGCCTGGTCGAGCGCCGCCGACCTTCTTCTTAGGGACTTCGTGATTGGTTAATTTATTTTCAGCCATAGGACGATTGTTAGCCAAACAGCGCAAAAATGCAACACATAGCACTGCAATAGGTGAATCAGGCTAGTCTCCAGACACGCAACCCGCCGTCAACCGATCTTGCTCGTAGTTTGTACCCTAGAGTGCGATCGGCGTAGGCCCTAGCTGCGTAAAACATTTTATCTGAAGTTTTAACCCCCGGTAAAAAAGCAGATTCCCCCGCGTTCAAGTTTTTCAACCACGAATGGTCGTAGGAAGCCGGTGTGGAGATTTCAGGAGTCCAAAACGCGGTTCCTTCAAAAATTACGTCCATTTGCTACTCTTAACAAGTTTAAAACATAAGTTTACTTAAATAAAAAGTTTATAGCAAGATTTTTATACGCTACAAGATCCGCCCCACCACTTCAGGCCCGCGCAAAACCCGCTGAAAACCGCTGCCTATTTTTTAAGCAAAGGGCGGCCCGGCCAACGCCAACTTGCGGTAACAAATGAAAACCCAATCGCTGCAGCCGTACGCTACGCGCAGTACGCTATACCCTTTTCTTTTATTCTTCTTCTTCTTCTTCTTAAATATATAAAAAACAAATGTTCCTTTGTTACCTACCTCAGAACCCGCGTGGTTAAGCCAAAAAAAGGTAACAAATGAAAGCCGTTTTCATTTGTTACCTCATTTGTTACCGCGCCCTCAAATGTTACCTTTTCCTCGTTTGTTAAGCGCCGGGGCATTTTTTAGTTTTCAATCTTACTTTTTACGCTCCGCGACCAAGCCCGGTAACAAATGAAGCCGATTTTCATTTGTTACCCTAGCCCCTCAAAAAACAGCGCGGCGCGTACCCCTTTTGGGGGAT